AGCACCTTACAGACCTCGCCAAGATACATCAGGTAAACACGGTACTCATAGAGAGTAACTTTGGTGACGGTATGTTTACTGAGTTGCTCAAGCCGTACATGTTAAAGACTTATCCAGTTACGCTGGAAGAGGTTAGGCATAATACACAAAAGGAAATGCGTATCATTGATACGTTAGAGCCTGTGATGAACCAGCATAGACTTGTAGTAGACCCTAAGGTCATACAAAAGGACTATGACAGTGTACAGAACATGCCCCCTGAAAAGGGTATTAAGTACATGCTTACCTATCAGATGACTAGGATAACTAAACAACGTGGAGCATTAGCACATGACGATAGACTTGACGTACTTGCTATGGCAGTGCAGTACTGGACAGAGCAAATGGCTGCTGATGCAGATACAGAAATACGAACAAGAAAAGAAGAACTACTGGATAGTGAACTAGAAAAGTTTATGTCTAGCATGAATGTTTCTGGTATTAGTAACAAGCAGGATGGATGGATAGCTTTCTAAAGTTACAACCTAGACAAGACCCCCTTTACTATATCTTTAAGATAGGGGGTCTTTAAGGGTCTTTAGGTATGCTGCTTATGCTTCGGCTATGAGAATAAGGCAAGATTATGGAAGTAATATGGACACTAATGCTTACTGTATGTTCTCCTGTCAATTGTTTGACACAAGATGTACAGTGGTTTGATACTGAACCTGCTTGTATTGAGATGAAGATAGTACATGAGGAGTATCCACCAGATGGTCATTGGAAGACTGTAGACTTTGTATGTACCATTAAGGGTGCTAAACAGGCCTAAAAATGACGAAAAAATCTGAGGGGGTATATAATATTAGTAGATGCGCGTGACCCCCTGACACCTTAAAATCTACGCGACCTCAAAGATTCTTCAGGGTGCCTTTAAATGTTAGGCATGGCTAAGATTCTTTGGGGTCTTTTAGAATCTTTTGTGTGTCTCTCTCTATCTGTTCTTGTTCTGTTCTTAACAAACCTTAGAGTCCTAGAACATAACCAGAACAAACCATTAGACACTTTAAGTATATATAAACACCTGTCAAAAACCTGACACCTGTCAACATTCTGACGCTTCAAGTGTCAAATATCCGTTGTGGACTTTCTCAATTATTTCATGCTAGGTTTTAGATGTTCAGAGGGACACGGTGTTAGCGCATACTGGACAGGCCGAAAGAAAGCGCATAGGCGGTACGTCCAACCATGCTAGGCCATAGACTAAAGGCCAGCCACTAGGTTAATAGAATGTGGCTACAGGATAGACTAGGATTGTTTTGGTAGTTTTCTACTAGTCTATATGAAGCACTACTGAAAACTACCACCGAATAAAAAAAACTTGACTATCGAATACGAATCAGAGTAACGTATACAAACATTGAGGCGGATAGTGCCACGGCACACAAAGCGAAGCCTATAAATCCCATGTCAGTGCGAGGGCTGGCTATAGAGTAGTGCGGCGTCAGACCCAAGAGCTACCAAAGGTCTGGTGCCAAGCTAGGCGTGGGCGGGATAGCAACCGTAAAAACGCCTAGCTATTACAAGGTGCAATGGTGCGCCTATATTGAGAGAGGACTAAGACTATGAAAACCAAAACTATCAAAATGTTCGGCAAGACTGTAGCAGTAGTAGGCAAGCGTCCACGTGTTAGCAAATACCGTTTCGGTGTTAGCAGTGGCAGCACGTTTATGGGACTGCATACAGGCAAAGTTAGTCGGTACTTGCATGTGCCAGCGTTTGCCAACCGTGGTTTCGGTGGTGTTGCAGACATTACACGCACTTGACATATAGGGGACAACAGTGCTAGTCATTGTTGTACCTTGTAATAGCTAGGAGTGAGACCAATGACTGTAGCAAACATACTGGCAATCTATAAACTTGCCAATCCAGAAGAGGTCAAGCATGGCATGACATGGTATCATGTAGCCAAGTGCGAGTGCCAAAAGATAGCAGACAAGCACGACATATCGTTGCCCATTGCAGTGGGTGTTGTGGCGGCACTATCACCCAACAACAAGTGGCACAGAAACGTGACCAATGCAGACGACTTGATTGGTGCGTTCATGCGTGGTGACCATGTCGAATCGGTCAAGGTTAGCACATACCACACCATGCGAGCCAAGGCGTGGCGCATACTGCAAGACATGCCAGACTATTCAGAGACCAAGGCTATACTCAATGGGCAAAAGATAGTATGCTTTTATGAGAACATCATGGGCGAGGACACATGCACCATAGACGGACATGCCAGAAACATTGCGTATGGTGAGCGAGTAGGCTTGACAGATGACAAGACTAACATAGGCAAAAAAGAATATGCCATGTTGCAGGATTTATATAGACATGCGGCACAGCAGTGTGGTATCAGAGCGTATGAGATGCAAGCTATCACATGGGTAGCATGGCGCAGAATACATAACATAGGGTAGGGCAGGACAATGTTAAGACGTAGATTTGAAATGTTAGACTTGTTTGTAATTAGTTTACTAATGACAGGTATCTTTTTCGGGTTGGCTATGCTATCGTTGCATGGCATGGGTGAAATGAATTGGCTGGCAGGTACAATGTTTGGATCAAGTGTATGGTGTATGATCTGTGGCTGGGGTATCTTTGCCTATAACATGGAAGGTTAGGACAATGACACTAGTAATCAACAACAAAGACTATGACGCACCACAAGAACACCTTGTCGAATCGTTAGGGGTACTGCCCTATTGGGTGACTGAAAGTGTGTTGTTTCAGGAAGATAACATACAAGAATATTTAGAGAAGCGTTACGGCTACCCATTGCACAAGTTTAATGGTACTGTGGCAGATGATGGCACATACAGCAGTGAGTATGACGAAGACCCTGACATGCCATATGTAGGCAAGATGCAGACGCACAAGGGTACAGTGTACTTCTATCCGTACGCCTTGGTAGCAATACCAACTGATGACGGTTACACAGTGACGAGGATGGACTAATGACTGGACATTGCATAGAAAAACCACCAGAAAAAACATGGGCTAGTGCCAAGCTGTATCGGTGTGACCTATACGACACACGCTGGCCTGTATGCGGCACACGTTTAGTGTGGGTAGTAGTAGGCAGGAAGTGGGTGAGGTTTTGCACACCCATACAGCGAGACAAGTGGAAGATCAGACGCAGTGAGTGGGACAAGATACCAAGCGAGGAGTTTGTGAAATGATGAGAACATTACAGCTACACTTAGACGACAGCTACAGGCTGGACATAACACAGGACGGTGAAGGCGCACACACCATGACCCTAATGGAATACGACAAGCAGCGTAAGGGTTATGTGATTGTTGAGGCCATCGAAGTATACGAGGCACAAGAGATGTATGACCTACTATACGAGGCGTACCGTGGTGACTTGTCTATCTGGACAAACCAGTACGTGGTGTCGTTAGACATTGACAACGACAACGAACCTATGCTAAGTCTTATCATAGACAATGACGTAGAGGAGATTGACAATGACAAAGCTTGAACTAAAAGACGATGAGATTGCAATCGTGTGGTCTGTTGAGGATGTAATGATAGAGTGTGACTGGCTCACAAAAGAGCAAGCACTTGATGTGTTACACAAGTTAAAGTCTTGGCATAATGCAACCATCGGTATAAATTGTAATACTATTCGTGACACAGGGGAATTTCTGTATGCACAGGGAGTAGAAGATGAGCATGTATATTGATACATACTGCAAGGACGTGTATTCTGACGACAGGCTAGAGGCTACTGTCAAAAAAATGACAGCACTATCCATTAAGATACAAGATGCAGAGTGGGATGGTGAGGATGTAACAGCTATGCGGCAGCAGCTACGCACACTAAAGCAACAGCATGGGGATGGCGTAGAGTTTACGCCAAGGTTCTAATGAAGGTAACACCAGTACACAGAGCAGTGATGCAGACTAGGCGGAGACAGACAATGAATCAGGGACGTAACAAGTATGATGATGCTTACATTATGGGCTATCACAACGGCTATCATGGCTTGACTTATGACAACCAGTATGATAAGAACAAACAGGCTCAGTATCATATCAAGTTTAAGATGGGGTATGTAGCTGGGGAATTGTTGCGTACCAATGAGGGGACAGAGCAATGAGCATGGGGTATAAGAACTGTATGCACTGTAGTGGTGAGGCTGAAGCCTTGTACGCAGTGGATGGGATGATTGAATACTACTGCCCTGAGTGTCAGATGCAGTGGGCAGAAGAACCAACAGCAGTACAACAGTCACCATTGGAGACATGGTTACTAGAGAACTATGGAGAAGCATGATGGATGTACTACTTATAGTATGGATTGTATCTATGATAGCAGTAGCAGTAGTAGGTATGATAGGTGACTATGAATCAGTAACAGGTATACAATTTGTAGTTATGTTAGCAGGTGTATTCACCATTGGTATAGCAGGGATGCTGACCGTATCTTAAAGATATAGTAAAGGGGGGTCTTATCATGGTTGTAACTTTAGAAACTAACCAAGACCTATTTGAACACCAGCTTGAACTTGAGGCAGACATGCTGACAGGGGGTGTCAATCGCTTCAGGAAGGCCAGAGACAAGGCCATTGAAAAGGGTAGGGAATCACACCTGCCACATGGTAGAGCCATTGTGGGTACAGTTGTGGGGCAGGTAGCACAGGGTATAGAACAGTACCTAGCCAACCCCAGCAATCCATCAAGAGACATAGCATGGAAGCGTGTCAGGAATATGGATGCAGAGCAGGTAGCCTACCTCTCAGTGGTGTCGTTGGTTGACAGCATCAGCAGGAAGAACACACTGCTGCATGTGGCACGTACCATTGGTACTAACATTGAGATGCAGGATAGACTAGACAGATGGGTACACGCAGAAGGTAGTGTAGCTAAGAACACAATCAAAGAGGCTATGAAGAAAGCCTATGGTTCTAGACGCTACGGTCTGACACACAAGATGAACAAGGATGGGTACGAAGAATCAGTATGGCTAAAGTCAGAGCGTGTGCATGTAGGATTTAAGATGGTGGACATCATCATCCAGCACACAGGTATTGTTAAGCTGGACACACAGCAGACTGAACGTAAACGCAGGGCTACCTACGTTAAACCTACTGACGGTACGTTAGAGTTTATCCAAGCGTTCAACGAATACATGGAAGTATCAAGGCCACGCTACTTACCCTGCATAGTGCCACCCAAAGACTGGACAGATGTACAGGGTGGTGGGTTTCATGGTCACGATATAGATGAACTACCTATAGTGAGGCGCAAATGAGTTTGAAGACACACTTACGCAGACTAAAGCAGGAAGACTTGAGCCAAGAGTATGCCTGTCTTAACACACTGCAACGGACAGAGTGGCGTATCAACAAGCCATTGCTTGAGGTGATGCGTACCATATGGGACAACGGACATGAATGGGGTAAGCTACCAGCCAAAGAGGATATACCACTACCTGAGTATCCCTTTGACCGTGACCCCAAGCAGTTGACTGAGGCTGAGAGGGATGACTTTCGTGCATGGTCACGCAAGCGTAATCATATCTACTCTCTCAACAACCGCAGCGTGAGCAAGCGCATACAAGTAGAGCGTACGCTACAGATAGCAGAACAGTTTTCTAAGTATGACAAGTTCTATTATGTGTGGCAGAATGACTTTCGTTCTCGCAAGTATGCAAGCAGCACGTTCCTCTCACCTCAGTCTGCCGATTGGAGTAAGGCACTGCTAGAGTTTGGCTATCCCATGGCTATCAATAGCTGGGATGATGCACGGTGGTTGTGTATTCATGGTGCCAACCTGTATGGTAACGACAAAGTTACACTAGACCAGCGTGAGACATGGGCATGGGAGTATGCAGAGATGTGGGCGCACCGCATTGTGTCCAACCCATACGAGTGCTTGGTCTGGCTTGAGGCAGACAAACCATTCCAGTTCTTGGCATGGTGTTACGAGATGTCAGGCCTGATGAAGCATAGCTGGGGGTATGAGACACGCCTACCTGTGTCAGCAGATGGTAGCTGCAATGGGTTACAGCACCTCTCTGCCATACTGCGGGACAGGCAGGGTGGCCTTGCTACTAACTTAGTACCATCAGGTATACCTCAAGACATCTACACACAGGTGGCAGACAAGACTATCGCACGTGTGAAGCAGGACGACACAGAACTAGCACGTAAGTGCTTGGCCTTTGGCGTAGACAGGAAGCTTGCCAAGCGTCCAGTAATGATCGTACCCTACAGTGGTACACGCCATGCCTGTCGTGGTTACATAGAGGAAGCTATGCGTGAGAAGATAGATGGTGGTGAGCCTAACCCATTCGGTGATGATTTGTTTGAGGCATCCAATTACCTAGCTGGTCACGTATGGGATTCAATCAGTGAGGTAATTGTATCAGCACGTAAGGTGATGGATTACATTAAGGATGTGGCTGATGTGTATGCTCAGATGAACAGGCACATGGAGTGGGTTACACCTACAGGATGGTTAGTGTTACAACAATACAGTGAGGTGCAGCAGAAAAGAATCAAGACACATATCAATGGGGGCATCGTGTCGTTGTCCTTTCCTAGAGACAAACCAAACTCTGTTAACAGGCAGAGGACAGGGTTGGGCAGCAGCCCTAACTTTATCCACAGTCTGGATGCGTCAGCTATGACCAAGACTATCAACAAGGCAAGCAACCTAGGCATCCAAGACTTTGCTATGGTACACGACAGCTATGGTACACACAGTAGTATGATGCCACTGTTGTCTGAGGTATTACGTGAGGAGTTTGTTAATATGTATGAGCAGCATGATGTGTTGACAGAGTTGAGGCAACATGCTATCAAGGTACTAGGTACTGAAGATGTACCAGTGCCACCAGCTAGGGGTGAATTAAATTTGCGTGAGATACTACAATCAGAGTATTTCTTTGCGTGATTTCTAAAGTTACATCCTAGCCAAGTATAATTAGCATAGAACAGGAGTTACAAATATGCTGAAGATTAAAGGTAATGCACAGTGGGCAAAAGTATTTGAACCAGATACAAAGTTTGTACCTGAGGGTGAATACTCTATTGAAGTCTCACTACCAGAAGAACAAGCAGCAGATGTGTGTGAACAGTTAGATAGCTTGGCTCAGAACAAGCTTGAAGAAGCTGTCAAGGACAATCCAAAACTAAAGACTGTCCTGTCCACACGTAAATCATACAAGCAGGAAGTTGACGACAACGGTAACCCAACAGGTAACATTGTCTTCAAGACTAAACTGAAGGCACGTGTTAAGTCACGTGACGGTCAGACCTTTGAACAAAAGCCTATGGTTGTAGATGCCAAGCGTACACCTATGACACAGAATGTTCTTGTAGGTAATGGATCACTCGTTAATGTAGCGGCTGAACCTATCCCCTATGTGATGCAATCAACTAAGCAAGTGGGTGTATCACTACGTCTTAAAGCAGTGCAGGTTATCAACCTTGTCGAGTACGCCAGCAATTCATCAGCTATCTTTGATGAAGAGGAAGGCTATGTGTCAGCAGCAGTATCGAAAGATAATGCAGCAGATGTATTCGGTAACGAGGATGGTGTAGCCAATGCCAACGAAGGGGACTTTTGAGGCGAGGGTCATCAGTGACCTTGATGAACGTGGCGTTTCATATAAGTATGAACCAGAGAAGCTGGCCTACTATGTGGAACGTCACTACATCCCTGACCTAGCAGTAGGTACAATGATTGTAGAACTAAAGGGATACTTCAGACAGGATGCCCAACGAAAGATGAAGGCTGTCAAGGCACAACATCCAGAGTTGGACATCAGGTTTGTATTCCAAAACGCCAGTGCTACAATACAGGGTGCCAAGAAGCGTAAGGATGGAAGCAAGATGACCTGTAAAGAATGGGCAGACCGTAATGGTTTTCAATGGGCAGAGAGTACAGTACCTAAGGAGTGGCTCAAATGAGTTTGATTGAAACAAAAGATGAATTAACAACTGAGATTACGTCAGAGGTTGATGTGATGGTAAACCTGTACTCAACAGGATTGTCCACTAGTATCTATATTGATGACGAACTATTCTCAGATGATGTAACATGGGAACAGATGGCAGAGAACATCCTTGAAGATATAAGGGATGATGTCTACGAGGCTGATGACATTGATGACATAGTACATGGATTACAGTACATCATAAATGAGATTATCAATGCAATCGGAAAGTGAGTTCATTAGGCATGAAGCCTGTCCTCACTGTGGCAGTAGTGATGCCAATGCTTTGTATGCAGACGGTAATCACTTCTGCTTCTCTTGTGAGACACTGACCCCTGCTGATAAAACAGATGAGGCAGTAGCTATGTTTGAGACAGATGGTACAGTGTTCCTCGACTTGGGGTTTCAAGAACTAGCCAAGCGTGGTATCACTGAAAAGACCTGTAAGGTTTGGGGCTATGGTGTCTCATCTTACAAAGGTCAGACAGTACAGGTAGCTAACTACCGTAGTCGTGATGGTGAACTGAAGGCACAGAAGGTACGATTCCTTAACAAAGACTTCTCTGTCATTGGTAATCTTAAAGACGTAGCACTGTATGGCGAACACCTGTGGCGTGATAGTGGTAAGTTTGTTACTATCACAGAGGGGGAACTAGATGCCCTCTCTCTTAGCCAAGCACTAGACCACAAGTGGCCTGTGGTTTCACTGCCCTCTGGCTGTACGTCAGCCAAGAAAGCAGTAGGCAAGGCCATCGAATGGTTGTCCAACTACGAGTACGTTGTACTTATGTTCGACAACGATGAGGCAGGACAGAAGGCAGCTAAAGAATGTGCCTCTGTGCTACCACCCAACAAGTGTAGGATAGCTACCCTACCACTAAAGGATGCCAACGAAATGCTGGTGGCTGGACGTGTTAGGGAATTGCTTGACTGTATGTGGGAAGCCAAGACCTTCAGACCAGATGGTATCGTAGCAGGTACGGATGTATGGGACATTGTAATCAAGAATGATGACAAGGTTTCAGTAGCCTACCCATATGCTGGGGTACAGATGAAGACTGGTGGTTGTCGTAAGGGTGAGATTGTAACGCTTACAGCAGGGTCAGGTATTGGTAAGTCACAGTTGGCTAGAGAGTTTGCCCATAACTTTATTAAACATGGGGAGACTATTGGATACATAGCACTAGAGGAGAACGTCAAGCGTACTGCTCTAGGCCTGATGTCCATCGAACTCAACAAGCCACTACACCTACACAACAATGATGTACCTGAACAGGAGATGCGTAATGCTTTCGATGCTACAGTTGGTTCTGGCAGGGTTTACCTGTATGACCATTGGGGCAGCACTGATAGCGATAACCTTCTATCCAAGATACGCTATCTTGTTCGTGGTTGTGGCTGCCACTATATTATCCTTGACCATATTAGTATCGTTGTATCTGGTATGGAAGGGGGTGATGAGCGTAGGATTATTGACAACACTATGACCAAGCTTCGTGCTTTGGTTGAAGAGTTGAACTGTGGTATGATCCTCATCTCACACCTCAAGCGTCCCTCTGGTGACAGAGGACATGAGGATGGCGCACACACTAGCATGTCACAACTACGTGGTAGTGCTGCAATCGGTCAGCTTAGTGACATCGTAATAGGATTAGAAAGGAACCAGCAAGACAAGAAGAACCCACACGTTAGTCAGGTCAGGGTGTTGAAGAACAGATGGTCTGGCGATACAGGATTATGTTGCTCATTAGAATATACGGCAGAGACAGGACGCATGACTGAAGCTTACTTCTCTGAGGAAGATGACGACATAGAATTTTAGCTAGTGCGGAGACACAGCATGGAATATATATGGGACTTAGAATCAGACAACCTACTAGAAGAGGTGACACAGATATGGTGTCATGTCTTTAGGGATGTACACACAGATGAGGTTCACACCTTTGACCCAACACAGACACAAGAAGCCTTGGAGTTTATGGACAACGCCAAGACTTTGATAGGTCATAACATTACTAGCTATGACTTACCTGTGGTTAAAAAGCTACACGGTTACACCTTCAAGGGTAACATTGTAGATACGTTGGTATACTCTAGAACAATCTGGCCTGATGTCAAAGAGATTGACTTCAAGCTACACGCTAAAGGTTTACTACCACAGAAACTAATTGGTAGCCATAGCCTCAAGGCATGGGGATACAGACTAGGAGAATTAAAAGGTGACTTCAATAATAATAGCGAAAGCTTTGCAGCATATACCCCTGAGATGCTCGACTACTGCATCCAAGACACAACAGTCACAGGTAAACTGCATCGTAAAATTACTGAAAAAAATTTTAGCCAACAGGCACTAGACCTTGAGGCTGAGATACACACACTGCTGATACAACAGCAGGAACATGGGTTTGACTTTGATGTCAAAGCTGCTCAAGAATTGTATAGCACACTAGCCCAACGCAGAGCAGACATCGAAGCAGAGTTGGTTGCAACCTTTGAGCCTACGATAGTAGAGTTAAAGACTAAGACCAAGACTATCCCATTCAACCCTGCATCACGTCAGCAGATTGGTGACAGACTAATGAGCAGGGGTTGGAAGCCCAAGGTATTTACTGACACTGGTATACCTAAGGTGGATGAGACTGTGCTGTCGGGTATTGATATGCCTGAGGCTAAGTTACTTAGTGAGTACTTATTACTTAACAAACGTATCGGTCAGATAGCTACAGGCAAACAGGCTTGGCTGAAGATGGAGAGGGATGGTAAGTTACATGGTAGAGTTAATCACATGGGGGCTGTTACGTCTAGGTGTACACACAGCAACCCCAACATGGCTCAAGTTCCTAGTGTTGGTGCGCCTTATGGTGAGGAGTGTAGAGCCTTATTCAAAGCACCTGCTGGCTACAGTCTCTTGGGGGCTGATGCTTCTGGCCTTGAGTTGCGCTGCCTTGGTCACTATATGGCAGCTTATGA